AAGGATGGGCAGGGATATGACGGCGGTATATCCTTTTCGGTAGCTAACCTAGCCCTCCACACAACTAATCTAATTTATCAATAAGTTTTTGCATCTTTTCCTGATGCCTATCAGGAACATTACTTTTTCCACGAAACCAAGAGTAAACCGTTACTCGGGATACATCAAAGAATTGCGCTATATCAGTTACGGGTATATCCCGTTTGATGCATACTTTTCCTAGCTGTACCCCGATCTTGGATTTGTCCGAAGCTTTTACCTCATTGATAAAGCCACTCGCATATCCTGTCGACATTGATTACTCCTCATCATCCCAATCAGAAAGAACTTTAGCTAAATCCTTTTTAGGGGTAGGCTCTTCTTTCTTACTAGTACGCTTGGTCGGCTCTAAAGTTTCAGCTTCTTTTTCAACCTTAATTACTTCTTCGGGATCAGCAGATTTGGCTTTTGGTGCTTCCAATGCTGGTGCATCATCCTTAGCCTTAGCGACTGTCATAGTAATTGCCTTGATAGCTTCAGTGCTCTTACCTTGGTCGATAGCTGTTTGAATCTCATTTGATTCTAAGAAACGTACCGGCTTAAAAGTAATCTTAGGTGTAGAACTTGAAGTATCAAAACGCATCTCAGTTACAACTGCAGTAATAGGAACACCCTTAGCACCAATCATCTTGGCATACATTTGGAGAGGCCATTTGCCAGCTTCACCTTCGCCAAAGATTGAGGTAGAAGGTAGCACTAATTGGAATACATCTCCACCAACATCGTTATCCAATACTACGGCAATACGTTGACTAAAGCGACAAGCACGACCTTCACCTTGACCTGAACCTTTAATATTTTGTGGGCAGTTTGCACAACCTGTAGCCTGTGGTGCTTCGACAGATTTGTCAGGATAGTCGCCGTTTGCAGACCAACAATCAGGAGGTGCAGATACACCCTTTTTATATGTGCCAGCATAGTAAGTACGAGCAACCTTTGAGGAAGCCGCAACAATAACCACATTAAGATTACGTTCTTCTTTCTGTGCAATCTCTTTGCCGTTTACTAACAAGCGCCATACACCGCCCTCGATAGAAATACGTTTGCTACCACTACCACCACTTCCCATTAGGGCTTTAGTAGTATCATCCAACTCCAACGACTGTAAGTGCGCTGGTAAACTCATGTCCAACATAGCAAGTTCTTTGCTCATCATCTTCTCCATTTTATTTACGACGTACAACAACTGTGTATTCAGCATCCGCTTGTAGCCCCGGCGGGTGCAGATCGGGGTTTTCCTCTAAAAATGTTTCCACATTAGCATTAGAAATTCTTTGGTGCAGGAAGTGCATGGCATCGTGTTCCTTCATAAATGCATAAAGGGATTCCCAATCACTTGTCCAGTACCGTTTATTTAGTTTTCTTGTAACCGTACCAAACTGCGTACGTAAACCATCTGTACCTACATCCTTACAAATAGTTAGTAATTCATTTTTAATGATAGCTTCTTGCTCTTCAAGTTCTCTAGCTTGCTTCTCAAGTGCGTATCGTTGGTCACGAATTTTTACATATACTTTAACTAGCTTGTCAGCCGTTGCTTCATGTTCACTCATATACTCTCCTCCTCCTGTTTATAACTACCACTATACCTTTACTCTGTAAAGTTGTCAAGAGTCTTCCTCAATTATATTTTTGTACAGGTCAATCATCTTAGTGTGAATGTCTACCTTTCCTTGCAACATCTTGTACATCTTCTTTTCCACAGGGGACCCCTGTAAGTGAACTACCGTACATGGATTACGTTGTCCCGCCCTATGTACTCGTGCATTAGCTTGCAGATAAGTTTCTACTGAAGTAATAGGGGAAAACCATACCACTACATTGGCGGCAGTTAAGGTTACTCCGTGTGCGGCGGCTTGTGGTTGGATTACTAATACTTTGGGGTTTGTGTCGTTTTGGAATCTAGCAAAAATGTCTGTGCGATTTCCGGCTGATACTGAGCCATTTATAATTTCCGCAGTGTATCCTGACTTTTTCAATTCTTCCGTAACAATCTCAATAGCGTGGCGATAGGGAACAAATATTAACACCTTATGGCTAGCTTCGTCAATCACTTCTTTTAAGGCATTGATTCTATTAGAGGCATCAAACTCTACGACCTCTCCACTATCCGAATAGACTGCGCCACATGAAAGCTGGAGTAATTTGTTCAAGTTTGCGGCGGCATTGACTGTTGTTATTTCCTCACCGGCGGCTACAGCTAACATATTCTTTCTAATGATTTCGTAATACTTTTCCTGTTGCATTGTTAGCGGTACATCCCTAGTAACATAAGTCATTTCGGGTAGGTCTAGACACTCTTCTTTTGTAAAGCGTATTGCGGGTTGTAATACTGTATGTACTGTCTTTTCTGAACTAGGTTTTGGAACCCATTTGAATTGAGTTAGTTTGTACATCACCATGTCTCGGAAAGAACCATAGAATCTTGGAACCCCTTGTGGGTTTATTAACCTTGCTAATCCGTATGCGTCTGTTGGGGATTGTGAAGCTGGTGTGCCTGTAAGCATCCACATCCAAGTGTGCGGTTTGATAAGAGAGTTTAGTATTTTCCAACGTGTTGTAGATACCGTTTTGTATGCGTTGGCTTCGTCTACAACAATGAGGTCAAAGTCATTAGCTTCTACGGCATCTCGGATAATTCCTAAGCCATCATAGTTACATATAACGAACTCGGCATCACTACATACAGCTTGGATTCTTTTTTCTCTCGAATAGCTGTGGGCTATTGCTGTTGTTCTGTGCATAGCAAATCTAAATAAATCGTTTTGCCAAGCCGACTGCATGATGGATAGTGGGCATAGTACTAAAACACGTTTGATAACACCCAAAGTCATTAGATAGTCTGCCGCCCAAATAACTGAACCTGTCTTTCCTGTGCCCTGTTCGTTAAAACAAAAGGCTCGGCGGTGCAGAGTCAAGAACTCAGAGGTCTTACGCTGGTGGTCAAACGGTCTATACAACCCGGGCCAATCGTAGTTAGCCCTGATAGGGGAAGGTACATCCCGCAGTTTAAGATTCTTTAATACTTGGGCTTCTTCTAGCCCCCACCTTACTAGCACTTGACCATCATCTAAAAGTTTACTCTTTGGTATCACTGTAGTAATGCGGTTTGGGTCACGTACTCTAAGTAGCAACGCCTTGTTATCTATGATTTGCAATCTCTTCTCCAATAGGAATACGACCAAAACCCACGTTTTGATTAAAGCAACCCCTTACGGGGGTCAATCGGCTAGGTCATCGCCAAGGAGGGAAGATACCCCATGAAGGGAAAAATATCTAACTAACGACCCCAACTGATACGGTTATGTAGGATAATGAATTAACCTGTTGCTAGCACTCGTACCTTACTTTACAACTGTCTTCTAATAAACTATTTTTTCTTTTTACGTTCTTTAGTACTTACTTCAGAAACTAAATTACCTTTTGAATCTCTTTTAAAGCTACGATTCTTAGCCGCAGATTGTAGTACTACTCCATCCTTATTGCTACCACCCTTATCTAATGCTTTGATATGGGCAACATCTTTGCCTTTACGCTTAGGGGATTCTTTTAATACTGTCCCTGTATCACGTTTATCTATTGCACGGCGAGCACGTTGGCGCTCAGCACGTCTTGGTTCTTCATCACGAGCCTGTTGCATATCATACTCATGCTTGTAGGGTCTAGGGGTTTTGGTGTATGGCATATCAATGGTTCTTTCCGTTATGTTCGCAGTCGGTTATAGAACACCAAGAACGGCACGAGAAGTTAGGCTTTTTGTTCCAAACATTGTTTTGGATAGCCGCTTCTAAGCGTTGAGTATCTTCTAACCACTTAGTCCAATATACCCCTTCATTATCCACCTCAAAGTTCTCTTTGACAAGGTCATTGGCAACTACAAATAATAACCCACCTTTGACCTTTTTGACCTCGGGGAAATGTTTAAATAGGGCACAAGAAAGAAGCTCCAATTGCTTAGTATCCGCATACTTAGCAGATTTTCCTGTTTTATAATCAATAACATACGCTCTGTCGCCGTTGATAATAATCAAGTCTGCGACCCCTCTCCACCATACATCCTTATCAAAAAACCCACATGGTTCTAGGTTGCTGGTAAGCCCCATCTTATATTCACAAAGCTTTTCGCCTTTAATAAGATTTAACTTATCCAAGTGTTCTTTAATAAAAATGTACTTTTCGGGGATTGGAGTACCTTTTCCAAGATAATCTTCCGCCGCTTTATGTACTTCTAATCCATAGTTTAAGTGCTCGGCTGACGGCTCAACAATATCTTTTACTATTCGAAGCCGATAATACTTATGTGGGCATTGTTTAAAAAGGTTTATTGATGAGTATGACCATGTGTATTTAACTGTCATGCTGATGGCAAAGCCCCACTAAAGATATAAGTCCCAGTATGGGATAACTGTGCCCAAGGAGCCGCCCAAACTTTAAAGCCAGCTTTTCTTGCAATCATACAAAAATGATAGTCTTCAGAAAGCAAACGATTGTCGTCTTCAGTAATACTTGTCGCAAAGAATTCGTTAATGACTTCTTTCTTACGTTCTGTATCTACGGCTGTAAACATATCATTGGTGTAGGTAGGAACTTTACCGATTAGCCCTTCAAATACTTCTCGCTTTATAAGCATAAACCCTGTACCGCCATTAGCAATTTCCATTGGGGTATAGGCATCACCTTCTAAAGAAGTTGCATTGTCGATTAAGTTAAGAACAAATGCCCCAGTATGCCTATGCAGTTCTTGTGGTGGGACTCCAGCTTTTACTGCCTTAGCTACATCGTCCCAGTTAATTTCTTTTTTAGGATAGATACCACAAATAATTTCTTTATCTGCATGAACCATCCGTACAATATCTTGGGCATTAAAACCAATATCTGCATCAATAAACATTAGGTGCGAACAATCACTAGCAAGAAAGTCTTTAGCTAAAGCATTACGAGCACGGGTAATTAAAGACTCATTCATCATGTGGGCATATTGAATACCTATACTATTACGAGCAAATACCCCTACGGAAGTAAGTAATCCTACTGTATAAGAGCCATTACATAACCCCCCATACATTGGGGTGGCTATAAATAATTGTGTTGTTTTTACTTCGCTCATTTTTTCTTAGCTTTCTTCTTTGGTACTTGTGACCCGCCTAGATTGGATAAGTTTGTTAATGTTTCTAATCTTTTAGCTTTAACTTCATCGGAGGCGTATTCATTAAGGTTATATACTTTGCAGTAGGTATCCATTAACTTCTCGCAGTGCATATCTAATAATACCGATACAGCAAGTAGATGGTTGTGTATTTCATCTTCTGTCATAAGTTTTGGATGATCCATACACCGCCATATCAGCGTATCAATAATATCTTTGACACCCCATACCGCATTAATACCATTTTCTATTTCATAATGTTTTGCCCATACGATGTTCATACAAGAGTCTCCCTTCTTAATGGAATTACATGAGTTTTGTAGTCTTTAGTGTGTACTTTAAGTGGTTCGTGATAAAAGTTACGACGTTTTACCATAGCTTGAATAGGAAGGAACTCTATACCTGAGAGTGTAGTAGTCGCAGTAGTTACAAACGCTAAAGGGTTTTCCATATGCAAATCGTAAAGAACTTGGTTAATCTTTCTAGCATAGGTTTCTGATTCTGCAAGGGTAAGTGCCGCCCTTTGATCCATTCTTAAAGTACTTGCCGCATCTTTAAGTCGTTGTGTTTGCTCTTTAGTTAAGCCGATCATATTTTTGGTATCCTCTTCTTTTTGTATGTAAAAAAATCATCTAGTGTATAGCCACGTTTACGCAATTCATTTCTTAGTTTACGTAACGCTCTTTTTTCTATGTCTTGAATTACTTGTCTTGTAGTACCCAAAGCATCGGCGACCTCTTGTTGGGTCATATCCGATTGCCACGGATTAATTTTTTCTGACATCCTGTAAGTCTTTCGCTATATGTACAAGTAATCTAATTTCCGCAAACGCATTTAATGCGTGCTCTTGTGCTTCTTTATAGCTACGATTTATAACAGCTTCTTCGTATAATTTCAAGTACTTTCTTGCTTCTAATAAAAACCCTGAGTAATCCATTAACATTCTCCATAGTTGTTTCCAATTCCTGACTCACAATTAAGTGGTAAGTCATGCGCCCAATCGGGTCTCCATTTCATACACGCTTTTATATAGGTTTGCGCTTCTTTGGCTTCTGCCTTTGGGGCTATGCAAGCTACGGCATCGTGTACTGTTAGAACTACCCTATATCGTTTACTCATTTTAACCATCTGCTCTGCAATCACGCAACGAGCAATAGCTTGACATAAGTTTTCTACTACTTTCCCACCATATAATTTGACTACACCCCGTCGAGTCTTATACTCATATTGGGTTTTGTTTTCAGAGTCAATTACTTGTTGCAGGGTTTCATAGCGTTGCCATAATCCGCTAGGTAGCAGAAAGCCTTTCTTTACGTGATCGAATGACACGACTCCTTCCAACCCGAACGGCGCAGGTCTATTGGTGTGGATCGCTTCCAAGCACCTACCGGCTTCTTGCCATAGCTTAGGGATTTGAGGATATGTCTCCCGATATACCCTGATAATACGACTTGCCTCCCCCTCTTCAATGTCCACGCCAAACGTCTTAAGTTGGGCTTTGAACTTGTTACTACCCATGCCGTACCCCGCTCCAAGAATCGTCGTCTTGCCCACAAACCTTTCGTGCGCTGAGACCTCTGCAACTTCCTTTTGATAGATAGCCGAAGCCATGATTTTATATACATCTTCACCTTTCTCAAATGCGTCTACTAAATCTGTTTGTCCTGCCATCCAAGCAACAATCCGAGCCTCAATTTGCGAAGAGTCGCAGTCGATAATTACATAACCTTCCGGAGGGATAATTGCTTTCTTTAACTTGTTACCGTTCTGACCACGACTAGGTAAGTTTTGTAAGTTAATCTTGTCATCACCACCCCACCGACCCGTATGCGCCGCATAATATTTAATTGGTACTGGAAGTTTCCCTCGTTTAGCTATGTCGATAAAGCGTTGTGTCCGCGTCTCTT